GTCAGGCTCCCCCCTCCCCATCTGCAAAAACGCGTTGGCGAAGCAGAAAAACGCCCGCTGACCGCGCGGACATAGCCCGTCAGCAAACAACTCACAAAGGCAGAAACGAAGGTGGCGGCGAACAACCCGCGCGCGAAGTCGCTTGCTGAAACAGCGGAGGGGGATGATTACGCCGCAACCCTCTGTGCTTTGCGTGACCGCCTGGCCCGAGAGATCGATGTGGCTGATCAGCCGCGCGATGTTGCCGTACTGTCGGCCCGTCTCACGGATGTCCTGGCGCAGATCGCGGCGATCAAGCCTGCTGAAACGTCGGTGAGGGATGAGCTTGCCAAGAAACGGACACAGCGACGCGACGCTGCTCGGAAGCCTGGACCCAAGGATTCTTCTGGCACCTCCGGGGGTAAGTAGCGCTGCCGAAGAGGTTATCGAGCTTGCTGCCCATTGCGGACTCAACCTCGATCCCTGGCAGCAGCTCGTGCTCGACTACACGCTCAGGGAACGCGAAGACGGTAAGTGGTCAGCCTTCGAGGTCGGCCTGTGCGTACCGCGCCAAAACGGCAAGTCGAAGATCATCGAGGCTCGGATCTTGGCGGGCATCATGCTGTTTGGCGAAGAGCTGGTGACGTATTCCGCTCATGAGTTCAAAACAGCCCTCGAAATTATGAGACGACTCGAGCAGCTTCTACGGAACTCGGGCGAAAAGTTCATGCCAACCACGTCTCATGGCCAAGAGGGTTTTGAGATGGGCACGAAGAAGCGCCAGGGCCAGCGTGTGCTGTTCCAGTCGCGAACCAGGGCCGGCGGCCTCGGGCTCTCGGGTGACTGCGTAATCCTCGACGAGGCGATGTGGCTAGGTGATGACGCCGTCGGTGTTCTGATGCCGACGATGGCGACGCGTCCTAATCCTCAGATCTGGTACGCCGGCAGTTCGGTCGACCAGGAGATGCACCCCAAGGGCTACGTCTTCTCTGGCATACGAAAGCGCGGCATAGACGGCGGGGCGCCTCGGCTGTGCTACCTCGAATGGTCACCGGAGGATGGCGCCGACCGGGCCGATCCACGCACCTGGGCAGCCGTCAATCCGTCGTTCGGCTACCGGATCACCGAGGAATACATCGCGGACGAGTTCGACGCGATGAAGTACACGCCGAAGAAATTCGACGTGATGCGCCTCGGTATTGGTGACTGGCCAACTTTGGTCGACCTGTTGAAGCCGCCGATTGACATCGATGAGTGGATTTCCCTCGCCGACTCAGCGCCCCAGTTGGTGAACCAGTACCCGCGGGTGATCGGCATCGACCGAGCCCCAGTGAGCAAGGTGTGGGCCATATGTGGCGCGCAGTACACGAACGACGGTAGAGCCCATCTCGAAATCGGTCTGAGCCAAGCAGGATCGCTGTCCGAAATTACTGAGAAGCTCATCGACATCGTCACCGTGGCCGATCCGGCCGCGCTGGTCATCGATTCGCGCTCGACAGCGGCAGTTCTCATCCCGCTGCTGATCGAGGCTGGGATTGAGCCGGTGACCACGAACCAGCCGGAGCTGGCGATCGCCTGCGAGGGGCTGCTCGAGGCGGCTATTTCGCGGCAGATAAGCCACTCGGGGCAGCGGATTCTGACGGATTCGGCTGCTGCAGCGGTGAAAAAGGAACTTCCTGGTGGCCGTTTCACCTGGGACAGCGGCGGGGGCGGCACGATCGTGCAGCTCATGGCCGCCACGTTGGCCCATTGGGGGCTGCTCGTTCATGGCGGCCGGCCGCCGTGCTCGTCGCCGCCGATGGCTGATCAGTTGGAAACGTCCGAAAACGAAGGATTTGAGCGCGATTTTGACGCCATGAGCGCTCCTTTTTGACCTATAGGAGGCTGAATGGCGCCGACATCGCGCGCCGAATCGGCACTTATGGGTCGGAGACCGCGTAATCGCCGGGGTCTGAACACTCAAACGCCGGTTCCGGTGACTGAGACGGGCTTCGTCAATGCCTTTCCAGGCATGTTGTCGGCGTTCAGCCAGTGGGACCAGTTCGAGCAGGTTCCCGAGCTGCTGTGGCCGAACTCCGTCCGCACTTATACGCGGATGTGGCGTGAGGATGCCCGGATCGCGTCGGTTTACTACGCGATTTCGTTGCCGATTCAGCGGACGCAGTGGCGTATCCACCCGAACGGCGCCTCGGATGAGGTCGTTGATTTCGTCGCGACCAATCTTGGTTTGCCGATCGTCGGGGACAATGAGGACCGGCCGACTCCGCGTACCAGAGACCGCTTTTCGTGGGATAAGCACCTGCAGTGGGCGCTCCGTGTTCTGCTGTATGGGCATTCGGTGTTCGAGCAGGTGTATCGGATCGGCGATGACGGGCGCGCGTATCTGCGTAAGCTCTCGCCGCGCCCGTCATCGACGATCGCGTTCTGGGATGTCGCCTTGGATGGCGGCCTGGTCGGTATCACGCAGTGGCCGCCGGGCACGTCGTTCGGGTCGCCGCTTGGCGTGACTTCGGGTGGCATGAAGACGCAGTTGCAGATGCCGGTCGGTCAGCTGGTGGTGTACACGCGCGACCCAGATCCAGGCGTGTGGATCGGTAACAGTCTGCTGCGCCCGGCCTACAAGCATTGGCTGCTCAAGGACGAGCTGATCAGGATTGAGGCCACCGCGGCGCGACGTAACGGCATCGGCGTCCCGGTGATCAAAGCGCCCGAGTCGGTGTCGCAGGCCAGCGTCGGCAGCGCCGATCTGCAGCCCTACCTGAATATCGCGCAGCGGTTCCGCGGCGGCAACACGGCCGGTGTGGCGTTGCCGTTCGGCTCCGAGTTCGAGCTGGCGGGGATTAAGGGCGCGACGATCGGTGACTTTGTGCGCCAATCCATCGAGTATCACGACAAGCAGATGGCGCTCGCGGCGTTGGCGCACTTCCTGAACCTGGACCGCGGCGGCTCCTATGCGCTTGCGTCGGTGCAGGAGTCGACGTTCAGCCAGGGTGTGCAGCAGGTCGCTGACATGATCCGCGAGACCGCGCAGGCGCACGTTGTTGAGGATCTCGTCGACGTGAACTTCGGGTCGGATGAGCCGTGCCCGATGCTGGTGATCGACGAGATCGGTTCACGGCAGGACGCGACCGCGGCGGCGTTGCAGATGCTTGTCGGCGCGGGGATTATCACCGCCGATCCTCGGCTTGAGGCGTTTGAGCGGCAGCAGATGGGTTTGCCCGCTCCTGACCCGGATTTGCAGCTTGAGAACCCAGCGCAGTTCCCGAAGCCGCCGTCGTCGGTGGTTGAGCCTGAACCGCCGGCCGATACCGAGCCGGTGTCGACGCCGCTGCCTGCGCTGCCGTGGAAAGGCGCCGCGAATGCGTCATCTGGGCGGCGACCCATCACGATCCATCCCGAAGGGCAGATAACGCTGTGGTAAAGCCGTCCGACTGCTCGCCGGAGTTCCTAGCGGATTACCGCCGTTTCAAGGGCGATCTGGCCGCGCTGTGCTGGCACTACGAGAAGCAAATCCTGCGGTTCGCCGATGGCCTCCGCACTGGTGAATTGAAGGTCATCTGATGGTGAATCTCGTAACGGTGCCCGGCATCGAGCTGATGCGGACCGGCAAGTGGAACTTGTCGACGGGCGAGTGGGAATGCACTAACAAGGAGATCGCCGCGGCGATCGACGCCCACGGTAAAGGGCTGCTCCGCAAGCCGGTGATTCGGCTGGGCCACAACGATCCTCGTTTCAGCGGCGATCCCGCTGTGGGGTGGTTGGACAACCTGCGGGCTTCTGAGGACGGGCAGGCGCTGATCGGTGACATGGTCGGCGTTCCTGAGTGGTTGGCAGAGATCCTGCCGTCTGCTTATCCGTCCCGGTCGATTGAGGGCCTGTACGACTACACGGCGCCGGACGGAAGCGAGCACGACTTTGTGCTGACCGGTCTGGCGTTGCTGGGCGCTACCCGGCCGGGCGTGGAGAACCTGCAGAGCCTGCAGGACGTAGCACGGCTGTATGACATCGCCGCGGCCGGCCAGGTCGGCGGCAAGGCGATCGAGCTGATCGTCGAGGCCGCAGACAAGAAGCCTTACGGCGACGTCGCTTACGCCGACCCGGCCGACGGCAAGTACCCGATCGACACCGCCGAGCACGTCCGGGCCGCCTGGTCCTACGTCAACATGCCGAAGAACCAAACGTCCTACAGCCCAGCGGAATTGGCGAGCATCAAAGCCAAGATCAAGTCGGCTGCCAAGAAGTTCGGGATTCAGATCGAAGCCGCCTCGGCTTCCGAGATAGAGAAAGGGGCCGTCGTGGCTTCATTCAAGGAACAACTGGCCGAGAAATTCGGTCTAGAGCCGGACGCCGACGAGGCCACGATCCTCGAAGCCGTCACCAAGGCCAGCGGCGCCGTCACCAAGGCCAGCGGCGCCGTAGCCGAGACCGAAGACGACAAGGTTGAGCCGGCCGCTGAGGCCGCACCGGAGCCGGTCGCCGCGTCCGCCGGCAATCTGGTGACCGTTGAGGCCGCCGCGCTCGACCAGCTCAAGGCTGACGCCGCCGCCGGCCGCGCCGCCCGCGAGCAGCAGATCCGCGAGGCCGATGAGGGCGTCGTCATGGCCGCCGTCAAGGAAGGCCGCATCGCGCCCGCCGGGAAAGACAAGTGGCTCAAGCTGCTTGCCTCCGACCGCGAGGGCACCAAGGCCGTGCTCGCCAGCCTGGCTCCCGGCGTGGTTCCCGTGAGGGAGATCGGCCACAGCCTGCCAGGCCCGGAAGGCGAGATCAGCGTCGAGTCCGCCGACAAGCAGCGCGTCGAAGACCGCATTTTCGCTTCGCTCGGAATCACCAAGAAAGCAGGTAACAACTGATGGCTGGCCAAGACTACGTCCCCCAGTTTCTTCCCGGTCATGAACTCACCTGCACTGCAGGCGCGAACATCACCGCCGGGCAGCTGGTCTACGTTTCGGGCAACACCTGGCCGAACCCCACCGTGTCGCCGACGAGCGCCGCGACCGGGGCGTGGCTCGGCGTAGCGGCGCAAACCGTTGTGTCGGGCGCGACCGTGGACGTCTACCTCGGGGGAGTTCACACCCTCGCGGCGTCCGGTTCGATCACTGCGGGCGCAGCAGTTATCGCTGCGGCCAGCGGCGCTGTAGCGACCGTCGCCTCCGACGCCTCGGATGGCGCCAACCTCGTCGGAGTCGCGCTGACCACAGCGGCCTCGAGCCTCGTCACTGTCAAGCTGCGGTAGCAGAAAACCAAAATCCGACTTCCGCTGCGCCGCAGCGCCTTTCAGAAAGGAATGGTGACGGATCATGCCGATCCTCGAGCCGCCTCCGTTTCCCACCGGAAACCTCACCTCCCAAGACAACATCTCGATCAGTCGTTACCTCAACGACCCGACGATGGTGTTGCGTGCCCTGCGGACCATCGCCGACCAGATCTTCGTCGGGTCGAAAGTCCTGACGGGACAGTTCTTCACCGAAGACGGCGCGATCATCTACGAGCAGATTGAGTCGATCTTCGCCGCGAACGTGCCGCAGGGCGTCAACCCGGGCTCTGAGTACCCGCTCACTCCGGTGCCGACCGGCCCGGCGCAAATCGCCAACGTGATCAAGTGGGGTTTGGACACCATCCTGACCGACGAGGCGATCTCCCGACAGAACTTCGACGTGCTGTCGCGGGCGTTCATCAAGATCGTCAACAGCATGGTCCAGCAGATCGATTCGGTCGTGATGTCCGCGGTCACGTCGGCGATCACCCAGACCCAGGCGGCTGGCGCTACCACGCCGGGCGGCTCGGCTGCGGCCACCGCGTACTGGGATGGCAGCGGCACCAACAGGCCGAACATCCTGCGTGACGTCATGATGGCTGAGGAGCAGCTGCGGAACCTGAAGCAGGGCTACAACGCCAACACGGTGCTCCTCGACACGGGCACTTTCGCGCTGGCGCTGTCCGACCCGAACCTGGCCGCCCTGTGGCCCCGTGAGGACTTCGGCCGCGGCGTCAGCGACGCCCCCGTGTTCGCGGGCATCAAGACCGGCTTCGCGGTGAACCTCGCCGGCAAGCTGTGGCTGTCCACCCCCAACCTGCCCTCGACTCCCTATGTTGCGCTGATGGACACCACGGTGTTCGGCGCGATGGTCGACGAGCGCCTGCCCGCACCGGGCTACGTCGGAGCCCAGGGCGACAGTGGTGGCGATGACGCTGGCCGCAGCATGATCCAGGTCAAGACGATGCGCGAGGACAAGAACGACCGCTGGCGCATCCGTTGCCGCCGCAACACGACCCCGATCGTGATCGAGCCCAAGGCCGGCGTCGAGATCACGGGCTTTGTCGCATGACCAAGGGCTACCGCGTCAAGGGTGCGCTGGTGGTCGCCAAGGACGAGACCGGCAAGCTGCACCACCGCTACCACGGCTCATGGATTCCGTGGCTCAACGATGAGCAGCGCGCCCACTTCCTGCGCCACGGCCTGGTCGAGGAGATCCACGACGACCCCGAGGGCGCCGAGGGCGCCGAGACGCCAGCGGGCAAGCCGGCCAAGACCGCCAATGTGGCGGCGTGGGTCGACTTCGGCATGAGCAAAGGCCATGACCGCGGCGAGCTGGAAGGGCTGACCAAGCAGGATCTGATCGAGCTGTTGGGGTAGGCGATGACCCCGTTCCTCAACCTGAGCGGATTCACCGCCCTGTGGGACGGGGCGCCATTGACTCCGCAGCAGAACCAGATCGTGACGCTGCTCCTAAACGTCGCGTCGCAGTGGATCTACAACAACGGTCCGCAAGGGCAAGCTCTTTCGTCCACCGATCCGACGG